AGATATAGAAGGATATAATGGATTATATCAAGTATCCAATCTTGGTAGAATTAGATGTGTTAGAATATTAAAACCTGCATTTACTGAAGATGGCTACTTAAAAGTAGTTCTTCAGGATAAAAGAAATATTAAAACATCTACTATACACAGGTTAGTAGCTAAATCTTTCTTATCTAATTATTCTGATGATTTACAAGTGAATCATAAGAATGAAGTTAAAACTGACAACAGAGTAGAAAATCTTGAAATGTTATCTTCAAAAGATAACAATAACTATGGTAGCAGAAATGAAAGAATATCTAAAGCTTTAGGGAAAAGAGTTATCCAACTTACTATATTTAATGAACCTATAGCTGAATACTATTCTACATCTCAAGCAGCAAAACAAACTGGTATTTCTCATAGAAATATTGCTACCTGCTGTAGAGGAGAGAGAATTTCTGCTGGAGGGTATAAATGGAAATATAAAGATGGTTAAGAAAGCAAATAACATCGTCAGAATACCCACTTCATTAAATGGTAAATTCTTTAGATATTGGTTTGAATTTTTAGAGCCTTTTCATAAGCTAACTGATAGAGAGATTGATGTAATTACATCCTTTGTTAAGCAAAGATATGAACTCAGTAAAGTTATCAAGGACAATGAGATACTTGATAAGGTTACAATGAGTGAAGATACAAAGAAGAAAGTAAGGGAAGAGTGTAATATCACTCTCCCACACTTTCAAGTAATTATGGGCAAGCTAAGGAAGAATAAGGTTATTATTGATGGTAAGATTAACCCAAGGTTTATTCCTAACATTGATGAGGAGACTGGCACTTTCCAACTATTGTTACTTTTTGAATTGAAATGAATTATCCTGATATAATTGGTAAGGTTTCTGAAGAGTTGGATTTACCTAAAGAAGTGGTAGATAAAACATATAAAGCATTTTGGTTATTTATTAACCAATCTATACAGTCCTTACCATTAAAGGAGAATCTTAATGAAGAGGATTTTGCTAAGTTAAGAACAAATTTCAACATTCCATCACTGGGTAAATTGACTTGCACTTATGATAGGATGTTAGGTATGAAAAAGAGACTCAAGTTTATAAAACAGATAAGGGAGAAGAAATGAAGAAATTGTTTATTAGTCAGCCCATGAAGGGTAAGACAAATGAAGAAATAGAGGCAGAAAGAGCCAAAGCAGTGGAAGAGGCTAAGGCAGTACTCAATGATGATGTGGAAGTAATTGATAGCTTCTTCAAAGATGCACCAGTAGATGCAAGACCTCTATGGTTCTTGGGTAAATCAATTGAGCTATTATCTGTGGCAGATGCTGTATATTTTGCTAAGGACTGGGATAAGTATAGAGGTTGTAAAATTGAGCACTCTTGTGCTGTAGAATATGGTATAAAAGTCATTGAGTATGTTGAAGGTTAAGAAGATAAAGCCAATGTTCACTGCACTTATCACTACAATGGATAAGTATGAGCATGATATGATGGTAGGAGCTGGTCTTATTGATGTGACTAAGAGAGAGGGCAGCTTGAAGGAATATCAGAGGGTACTTGCAGTGGGTAGCTCTGTTAGGGACATTAAGGTTGGTGACTTGGTATGGGTTAATCCTACAAGATTTGGTGTGAAGAAGCACCAAGAAGGTTCTCTAAAAGATGGAGTAATCTCTGATAACCCTATCATAACTTACAATTTTGATGTTGTTGAGATGGATGGAAAGCAGTGCCTATTGCTACAGGATAGGGATATTGACTTCATTATTGAAGAGTATGAGGAAGTTCCTGACCCAACTCCTTCAACTATTATTCAACCAGAGAAGAAGAAACTAATTGTATAACTTAAAAGAGTGTATCAGGAAATTAATCCTAATACACTCTTTTTTTTTTACCAGATTTTATGTTGAAATTATTCAAATATGAGGGATATAAGGTAGTAATATCTGAGGAAGCCTTTGCTCTTAAACCATTTAGGCAGATATGGCAGAGAGATAAGACTGTTAATAAGGATAAGGCTATTATGGAACTTGGCTTCATATACTTCTTTTGTGACCCAAGAAGTGACTATCAATACCTTGTAGATGACAGGGAAAGAATGGAAGCTATTAAAGAGGGAGAGGGATTATCTCCTAAATGGACACCAGACAGGATAGTAACAGAAGCAATGGAATTTTATAAGTCCTTCAAGCCAATCTCAGCTTTACTCCTTGAAGATACGAGGTTTATGGTTGATAAGTATAGAAAAAGACTGAAAGCCCAAGAGTTTGATGAACTTGAAATTAAGGATTTGAAGGAAGCAGGTGCCCTCATTAAGCAAATACCTTCTCTTGTGAAGGGCCTCAATGAGGCTGAAAAGGCACTTAACTCTGAAATGAGAGAGTCAGGTAGGATGAGAGGACAGGGAGAAAAGACTATATTTGAGGATGACTTATCATTATAATATGAAAGCAGAAGATATAATAGAAGGACTCAATAGGCATATTGAGACAAGGAGAAGTGAAAGAGGAATTGAGAATGTAGGGCACATGGTGTTACAGAAAGAAATTATGCCTCATTCTTCATTCAAAGTTTATAAGATTTATAAGTACACTCTTTGGTTCACTAAGAGGAGGAAATCTTATGAAGTAATGAAAATACAGCATACTGCTAAAGTTCCTGATGGTCAAGAAGAAAGTATGTTAAGGGAGATGAATGTCATGTTGAGTACAATGATATTTAATTGGATAGGCTCTGATTTTTATGAAGCAGTTATAAAGGGAGAATATAATGGAGTTTCAGAAGATACCAATGAATGAATATCAAACTGAGCTGACTGAGGAATTGGTTAATAGCCTTCCTCAGGAAGTTCAAGACCAGTTATTTGATATTATAAATAATGTAGAATTTGTTAAGAGGTTGATAAGTCCTACAAGAGAATATGCTAAGGATAGACCAAGGGATGACAGAGGTAGAATCATTGTAGACTTGGCTAATCCTCATATATTAGAAGATATGGACTATTTCAGACCATCTGCCATACATTATGAAAAGTATGGTACATTTACCAATCTTAGACCTAATGCCAATCCTAACAGTGAATATGGTAAGTGGGTAAGAGAGGAAAGGAGAAGAATCTGGGATGGTTATGTAAGGGAAAGTGATGGAGAATGGGTTACAGGCTATATGTATTGGTTCCTTAACTATTCTCCTATGATGCTTTCCAAGATTAGAGAGTATAGGGATAAGAGTGGCAAGAAGAGAAAGTCCAAAAGGGCTGATAGAGTAGAGGCACTTCCTGAATGTTGGGAAGGAATCTATTGGAGATTCCATTGCTTAGACCAAGCATCAAATGGTGGCTTATATAATAACTTTGAGGGAGGTCAGCACATGGCTGAGCTTGCTTCCAGAGGTAAAGGTAAGTCATATAGTCTTGCATCTATACTTAACCATATCTTTGTGGTAGGTGAGAATGAGGAAGCACATGAGAAGGTAAAGGGCATAGTAACTGCCTATCAGAAAGAGTACCTTACTAAGGATGGTGTCCTTAATAAGTTTGTAGATATGGCTAATTTCTGTGCAACCAATACCCAGTTTCCAAGAAAGAGATTAAAGAACTCTTTGCAGGAAATGACATGGATAATGGGATACAAGGATGTAGACCTTGATATTGAAAGAGGTACTCAGAATACAGTACTTGGAGTATCATCTAAGGATGATGAGTCTAAGTTGAGAGGTAAGAGAGCTGCTAAGATTCTTATTGAGGAGTTTGGTACATTTCCAAGACTTGTAGACTTGTATAATGTATTGTTACCTTCAGTACAAGAAGGTGATATTGTCTTTGGACAAATCTATATGTTAGGTACTGCTGGTGATAATGAATCAGACTTTGCTGGTGCTCAGGAAATTATGTATAACCCAAAAGGTTATAATATGTATGCTTTACCTAATGTATTTGATAAGTATAACCAAGGTAAACCTTACTTTGTATTCTTCTTTCCTGGCTATGTAAATAGAAAGGGATGCTATAATGAGAATGGTGTATCTGATGTAATTAAGGCTCTCATTGAGATTCTTATGAATAGATATAGGGTAAAGTACAATTCTACTGACCCTAATACTATTATTAAGACTATTGCTGAGGTTCCTATTACTCCTGCTGAAGCTATTGTTAAGACAGGTGTAAATATGTTCCCTGTAGCTGACTTGACTGAGAGAATAGGTCAATTGGATGCTAATCCTACAGAGTATGATGATGTGTATGTAGGTGATTTGGTATTTAATAAAGAAGGTCAGGTAGAGTATAAACCTACCTCTGCTACACCTATCAGAGATTTCCCACATAAGGATAATAAGATAGAGGGTGCTATTGAAATATATCAAATGCCTGAGATTGACAAGAACACAGGCAAGCCATACAATGATAGGTATATATTAGGTGCTGACCCTTATGATGATGATGAGTCAAATACTATGTCTTTGGGTTCTATATTTGTATTGGATTTATGGACAGATAGGATAGTAGCTGAGTACACTGGAAGACCTCCTTTTGCTGATGATTACTATGAGATTTGTAGAAAGCTTTGTCTATTCTACAATGGTAGGCTGAATTATGAGTACAATAAAAAAGGTCTATTCTCTCACTTCTCGACAAGAAATAGTCTCTATCTTCTTACAGATGTCCTTGATTTCTTAAAGGAAAAGCAGATGATGAAAGATGGCTATGGTAACAAGTCAAAAGGTACTAATGCCTCTCCTGCCATTAATGCTTATGCAAGGAGTAGATTGAGAAGCTGGCTATTAGCTCCAGTTCCTATTATGCAAACTATTGATGGAGAAGAGAAAGAGGTAATGGTTCCAAGACTATTTACTGTAAGGAACAGAGCACTGCTGAAAGAGCTTATTAATTACAACTCTGAGGGTAACTTCGATAGAATATCTGCTATGGGTATGCTGATGCTCTTGAGAGAAGATAGGATGATAAGATACCAAGGGGATGTTAGTAAGGAGAAGCAAGAGAGAGCTAATAATAGTTATGATGGTAATGACCCATTCTTCAAGAGAAACTATGACTTTAGGTTCAGGCAGTAAATTTAGTAAAAATGAAGGCTAATGGTTAATAAATTACTTATATACTTGCATAGGTCAAGGATTTTACTTACCTTTGCACAGTAATTAAATTGAAGTATATGGGATATGAAATGATAAATTTGCCTCCACAGCAACTTCCCTTCAGTAAGAAAAATAAAGCTTGGAGGAAGAAGCACTTGGATTGGGCAGACAGTAAGACCTTCTTCAATTATAGCTTAGTTAGAAAATCTGTAATACATAAGAAAATTAACTATGACTTGCTCAATGGTAAACTACATATGAGTGACCTTGAGATGATACTGAATCCTGAGAAGCTACAGGCAGGTTTCATACCTGATAGGATTCAACACTATCCTATTATGAATAGTAAGTTGAATGTGCTTAGAGGTGAGGAAAGTAAGAGAGTCTTTGACTTCAAAGTAGTAGTTACTAATCCTAATGCTATTACAGAGATAGAGAATAACAAGAAGCAAGAATTACTACAGAAGCTACAAGAGTGGGTATCTAATACTTCTCAGTCAGAGGAAGAGGCTAATCAGGAGCTTGAAAAGATAAATGACTATTACAGCTATGAGTGGCAGGACATGAGGGAAATAAGAGCAAATGCCCTATTAAACCACTATGTAAAAGAATTGAATATCCCCCTAATGTTCAACCAAGGCTTCATGGATGCAATGGCAGTTGGTGAAGAGATTTACCAATGTGATATTGTAGGAGGTGAGCCTACTATT